CTCCAGCTAATGTAGTGTCGATCCATAAGTCGCCAGCACTTGGTCCTGTTGGAGCCGTTGTACTATATGTTTCATTCGCGGTTTGTACTCTAGTATAATTACCACTGTTAACTTTATATAGATCCAAACTGTTAATAGTGTTATCAAACCAATATGTACCACTTGCGGCGGTAGCAGTTGGTGTCGAAGTTTGAGCTAATACATCACCTGAAGTAATTGCTCCTACTGCACCACCTGTAGTAATTTCACGAACTACGATTGTTGCTTTTGTATTACCTTGTTGGTCTGCCAAGTAATTACCTACTACGGCTGTGGTTGCTGACAATGCAGTTGTACTTGAACCGTTTTGTGGTACAAAGTCAGTAATTGCACCAGCACCATCTGCTTGAGTTGTACTAATACCTTGTACTGTTTGAAGGACGAATGATGTAGAACTAGTATTATATTCATAAAGTTTTAAATCAAGTCCATTACCTGGACTAGTTGTTTTGATCCAAATGTCGCCTGCACTAGGTGAGCTTGGAGCACTATAATGTTCATCATACGTTGCAGTACCTGCGGCTAGTGAATTATCGATTAATTCCCATGCTCCGCCTGTGCCATGAAAGTATTGTAAACTCATCTGTCTATCTGTTGTAGTTGCAATTTCATTATCAACATGAATAACAACAAGATATGTGTCATTTGTTGCGGCACTTGCGGCTGTTGCAGGTGTATGACCTGTGTCACCGTCTATGGTTGCTTGTGTGCCTGTTGCATTTATTTCTACTGTCGGGATTTTGTTTTCCCAACTATTATTTGTTGCACTCCATTCGTGAATGCCATATTTACTTGCATCTGTGTCTAACCAAAGCCCGCCGTTAGTTGCGTATGTGGCTGTTGGTGTTGTTGTTGAGGCTTCTAATTGACCTAAACTTAAATTTGCACGGACAACAAATGCTTGGCTACCTTGTCCTAGGTAACTGTACGCCGCCATTAAACCATATTCGCTGGTTTCACTGCCTTGTACTATTGTTGTTCCACTTTTAGTGAATGTTGGATTACCAAAATACTGTGTAAGTTCTCTTTGGCTGGTTACCTTTACGACTTTACCCGCCTGAGCACTTTTTGTAAATTTAGCTAATCCATCAGCTTCACTTCCAGTAGGATCTGATTTGTCTTGACGTGTAGCTACGACCATTAGTGGAACTGTACCGGCGCCAGGAGCACCGTATGCACTTTCATCCACTACTGATACATTTACGCCAGGGGATACTAATACTGCCATAATTCAATCTCCTTGTAAAAGTAATTAACTAGTTGTATTTACCAGGACCACTATATATCTAGGGGGTTATGAGAGTTAACCTAGTAGTTAATGATTTAGTCAAAAAAATAGGGCCCGTAAGCCCTATTTTTAAAAACAGTATAAAAGTATTATACTGTGAACATTTTTGCTCTTGAACCGTTTACATCACGAGCAGTAATAGCATATCGTGTTGCACCAGTAGTAGCTACATCAGTCTTAACATTAAGTCCAGCTGATTTCATTTCGCTCATTCTAGCAGGAAGTTGCTGAATGCCAAACCTTGCTTTTGCGTCTTTCGCAGTCAAGGTTTTACCAGTACCTCTTAGATAGGTTTCCAAGAAAGTTTTCTGGTTAGTTTTAATTGTAGTAAAAGCCATTAATTGCCTCCAGTTTAAGTTTAAGGATTATTCCTTAATGTTTATGCAGTATAGCACCGCATAAATTCGTTGTCAACCTTTTTATCCCCAATCTTTAAAATGACCTGCATCTTCGTTATCATTGTACCCTTTGGTATAAGCAGTAATTTCTGCTGGGGTCATTAATTCCATTGGAATTTCTTGTGACTTTCTTGTGTCACCTGTATAATAATGAGGATTATAACCTCGTTGATAGTAACTGTCTGCTCCACCTCGGTCATATGGACCGCCATGTCTGTCATCATACTGCATTTATATTCTCCACATTTTCAAACTTAACTACATAAGTTTTAGGTTTACCATCTGAACTGGAATCTTCTACTTCCACTAGTTTGGTATTCAAGTCACGAGCAACAATGGCTCCAGTGCTTGTATAATCTCCATATTTCTCAATGGGCAAATCTGCTAAACTCATCATACCACCTGGACGACCAAATTCGTCTAAAGGGATATTTTTTACTGTAAAAGTACATTCATAACCTTTACCAGGTTTCATTTTTTCTACGGTAATCAATTTTACCTCCTTAAATTTTATTAGTACCGGGCCTTGTCGTCACCTAAGTGTTTCGAGCTCCGTCCCTCACGGCTTCAACTCGGACCGGATTTCTCCGAGTTGACCCTGTACCACCTTGTTTCACCATAGCTTTCAATTCGTACAGGGCGAACCTACTTGCACTTTTTGCGGTGTTACGTTATGCTAATCCATCTTCTCCCGCTCCTCTTGGCTGAGGGTTAAACAAATAAAGGTTTCATTGTTGAGTAAACTTTATTATAGGCGTTTACTTCATATATCCAATTCTCAAAGAACGCATCATCATCTTCGTACATGGAGTCATCAGAACAATGTTTTTCCCACATAGCATCAACATGTTCCATACCATCGATCAAGCTCTTGTTGTTAGTAAGTACACCTTTTGCTTCTTCAAAGGTCATTTCCATCTTATGAAAGTTTGGGATCTTAAACATCTATCACTCCTTGTTTCTAACTATACATACACTATAGCACCAAGATGTCATACTGTCAACCTTTTTTATACATTTTTTTGAAAAAATCACGTCTTTTTTTATCTGAAGTCCAAATCGTTTCCCTTACGATTGTACCACATTTCAAATGTATCTGTGGACCAGAGTGCTTGTCTATTCTTACTTTTCTTTGGGGCCATCTTATACCATAGATTCCAATAGTATTCAGCACGTTCTCTATTACCTTTATGTTTATGGAAATAAAAGTTCATTCTAGGATGTATTCGTTTTCTATTAGTTTCCCAAGTTTCAGCATGTTTTTGTCTATCCAATTTCTTGTATAACTCAGGATCATCTAATCGACCTGTAAACTTGCCAGTTTTAAAACTAGGATTAGCCGCGCCTCCCATACTACCGCCATACTCAGCTACTTTATTAAAATATTCATTATTTTTTACAACATCTAACTGCTCACTATAATGCTGGCAAACTTCCTTAAATTTTTCTTTATCACTAGATTCAAAAAGTATTTCAGTACTATAATCATCACCGTACTGTTCTAAATGTTCTAGCCATTCAACACTCGATCCTTTATACACATTTAAATCTCTAGTTGTTTGTCCTAGATATTTTTTACCTGTTACATTATGTGTGTGATGATATAAAGTTTGCATGTTATACCATAGTTTTAAGTTTTATTAAAAGTTCTTCTAAACTATCGTCATTTTGTATGATTTGTTCAAATGATTCGTCTTTGTCTATCCAAGCCCATTCACTAGCATGTACATCTGTGGGTTCTACATCATTATCCCTTTTATCCATAAACCAAACAGGTAAATCACCTCTACGAACTTGCCACACTTGACCTTGTACACTTTGTATCATTTTAACTTCGTTTGGAAAACGTACATCAGGAATAACCCAATTTTTATCTGGATCTTCTAATATTTTTTGTTTTACTAGGCTTACCCATATACCATCAAAGAATCCGTTACGCATACAATCAGTACCAAATAATTGAAGCACAAGACGAGGAGTAACTTCTCTGCCTGTTTCGTTTGACCAAAACACATCAGTTTTTTCTCTCCATATCCTACTGCGATCCGTATCGCCTTCTAACATATCTCTATCCCAACTAAAAACACTAGCTACGCCATCTTTGAGTTTGTCAGCGAAACTAAGTTTTTCAAAGTTGTGATTTTCAACCAAAATATCAGCAACGGTACCTTTTCCACTGCCAATCAATCCGCATATTCCAATAATCATAGTTGTATTTTATAAGGGAAAATAAAGTTTGTCAACCAATAATTACGCCGAGGCCTTGTTGTCCTTCAGCATAGTATTTGAGGTCATCTTCTAATTTGTCCATACTCATTTGAGCATCATTTCGTAGTGCATCAGCATTAAGACTTGTTCCACCTTGCGGCCCTGCAATAGTATTAAACTTGCCTCTAGCTTCAGCTAGCATAAGTTTTGCATGTGCTAGTGCAAATTCTTTTAACCAAGGACTACTATATGGATCTAGTAGTAACTCTTCATTGCTACGTTGTTTATATACATGCAAAAATACTGTGTCATTTGCTTTTACTTTTCTGTGTAGTAAAAGTTTTTTGGTAACCGTATTCCAAGTAAAAGTAAAGTTTTCTCCAAACATTTTACCCAAATGTTCTCGGTGTTGACTGAGTGCATCATAAACTGCTAGTCCACCTGCTCTACCACTGTATAACAAATAGTTATTAAGATAAGCAGTTTCAAACGGTTCTATATCTCCACCGCTAGCACTATTCAATGTTCCACTACTACGTCTATATACATCAAACACATCAACTATTTCGTTATCTAATGTATATTCGCTTGTTTCTTTTATTATTTCTAAAGCCACAAAACTTTCTTCGTTAGCATTTTCACTACGTTGTCTATACTTTTCAAAACTTTTGTTTATAGATAGCTCATAATGTTCAGGGTCAAGTTCTACGTCGACCATCTGACCACCAAGTCTAAGTTCTATCTCTTTTGTTAATTCATCTACCTGTGCCATACTAATATTTATCCGTTATAGTAATCCGCAGTATACTTGAGCAGTTGTTTGATTTCTTTGCTATTAGGCTCAAAAACAGTTCTGTATCTTGCATAACTAGGCAAATCGTTTTTATGTGCTTCTGGATTGCGTAGAACCTGTTCAGGATTGTCCAAGTCTTTTATCTCACTTGCTAGGTCACTTCCATATGCCATTAGTTCATGTGGATCTCTTAGATATTCACGCATCCAATCTTTTGGATCGCCTGTTTTCTTAGCAAGCTCAGTACCTTTCTGGTGACCACTTTTCATTTTATTAACACGGTCCATGCCTATCTTTGCATATTGATTCCAATGTATAGTTTCATGTGCTAGCATACGCATCACAAGTTGTTTAAAA